GCGTTGCGCCCGCTGCCACATCGACGCCGTTTAGCCGAGGCCAAAAGTAAAACGATACCTTTGACCCTTTGGTGCTGTAAATCTGTGCCGTGAAAGTCACGTAATACAGCCCGCCTTCCTCAAAGATAATCCGGCTTTGATTGGGCGATGCGCCGAGGCTAATGCCGTCAGCAAATCCAGCCGCAGGCGCGTCAAAGACAATCGGATACGCCGTGTCCGATGCAGCCGCCGTAATATCCGCATCTTGAAAAAGAAACGCGAAGCCATTGGCAATGACAAGCTGCCGCCATTCGCCATCCAGCGAGACCACCGGGTATTTGTTTGTGTTGTCCCACAGCATGATGCCGTCAGCCGCAGGCGTGGCATCGTCAGACTTGTAGCTAAGGCTGTCCCACGACCGCGACAGAAAACGCCGCAAGTCCTCGGCCCAAAGCCGAATATCCGCGCCAACAGGGGGAACGCCAAATCTCACCGGATGCCCCTAGCCTTTGCCTCAATTCGCGGCACGCCCCAGCGCCAACTGTCATTGGCCGCACCAGTCACGCGCATCGCTACTTGCCGCCCAGTAAAGCGCAAATCGGTCGGCGCTGCCATACTGTATGGTCCATAGGAGCGCTCAGTGTCATTCGGATAGAACCGCGTCTTGAATGTGGTCGTCACCTGTCCCTGCGTTTTTTCGTCAGGAATAAGCATCGTCGCCATCATCACGTTGTTGCCGCCCGTGATTTCAAACGGGCCGCTTTCGGCAAAGACATTCTGCCCGTTGAGATTGTTGCCGCTCTCTTGGTTATAGGCTTTGCCGTCAGTGCCAAACCAGATTGGCTTAGAAAACGTTCCGGCATCCACGCCAGCCGTGCGGGAAATAGACCCAATCGACCAGTGGTTTTCCTTGTGGTTGAAGGAAACGTAGCTATCGCACTCATTACTGGTTATGGACGGATAGAACCACCAGATTTCGTCAAATGCAGAGTTGGCGACCGCATAGACCTTGCTGATTTGCGAGACGTTGAGGTTGTTGAAAACGTAGTCAGCCACTTCGCAAGCAACTTCCTGCACGCGACCGCCCGAAAAGACATAGAAGCCGCGCGCGCCCATCCAGAAAACGCCAATGTCAACCGACACAGCGCACTTGCGCGAAATTGCGCCGCAGGATGTGCCGACCCGCTCAAAGCCATACACAAACGGCGGGCCTTGATAGGTGGCCGTGTGAGCGTCCAAATCCGTCAGGATCAGCGACTGACCGCGCGTGCGGATGCCCAGCATGATCTTGCCAGCCGTCTGCAACTCAATGTCGCCAGCCTCGTTTGTCGCAGCAGGCGTCCAAGTCGTGTTGTCCTCACGATCTGACCACTGCACTTTGCGCGGGTTGCCGCCAGCGCCCAAGGCGAACAGAAACCGCTCCTCAGTCACCAAGATGCCGAGGTTGCTCACGGGCGCATTGGCGATGATGTCTGCCGCAGGGATTTTCTTGACCGACACATCATCAAGGTCAAACGCCGAAGCCACCGCGTCTGCTGGTTCGAATTTCAGCGTGGCGCTGGTGTCGTCGGAGACAAAGCGCACCCGATGCGTGCCGCTGCCATAGGTGGCGTCCAGCACATCGCCAGAGCCGGTTGTAACAACAATGCGCGCCTCGTCTGCGCTCGCGTTTGTCAAGGTGAACACGGCCTCATACGTTTCGCCGCTCACAAGCGTTAGAACCTGCGACAAAGCAGCGACAGCAGAGCCAGAGAACGAAGCCACACCAGCGGCAATCGTCCAGCCGGTGCCTTTGGTCCAGTCACTATCTGCCGCGAATACGCCGTTGGTGACGGTCTCAGCGCCAACAGTTACATCCAAATCCCATTCGTAGATGCCGCCGTCAGCGTAGGAACATGCAACGAGGTATTCACCCCAGTTGTCCAAACTCCACGTTGACGCTTCGTCATAGACGCCCACATCAGGCCGCGATGTGCCGTAGGGATACAGGCCGTAGAAGCCGCCGCTGTAGCCAAGATTGACCTCGGCATCGACGTTGCCCTCTGTCAGACCAGCCGGGGTGATGTCGCGCACAGTGCTGGATGCGGAGACAGCAAACAGCTTGTTATGCGATCCGGCAGCGAACCAGCGATCTGCGCTGTTGTCGCTCCAACTCACCGCGCCACGGATTTTGGCATCAGCCTCAATCGTGACGCGCTCAGTCCAGCCGCCCACGGGCTGCATCGTGCCGTCGATCCAGCGCACTAAGCTAGCGTCACGCCACCGTCCACTAGACTGGTAGTCAGTTCCGTTGCGATAGACGCCCGGCGGTATGGTCAACGGCACTAGCGGCATAGTTTACCTCATCAAGCCCAAGGAAGACCTGCTTGCGTTTTCGGAGCCTTCTGGTCCTCAATCTGTGCTGCGAGGTTGGCTTCCATTTCGTCCTTGTCCACGCTGCCCCACACCCAAGCCAATACGTCAGCTTCGGTCAGGTCAGCATAGGGGACGAACCCTGCGGCAGTCGGATCAGGCGTGAAGCCTGCGGTGCCGTATGCAGATGCGGTGTATTCGCCATCTTCTGCCGATACACGCCAGTGTGCTACGATGACACCGCCGTCAGCGACGTTGTGTTCAAGGTTGGCGATAGTCCAGTTGTAGGTGATAGCCATTGGTGTCTCCTTTAGGCTTCAAGTGCGGCCACACGGGCCTTCAGGTCTGCGATTTCGGTCAGGGCTTCTTGTAGGGCAGAGGTCAGGACAGCAACAATCGCACGATCTGTCATGCCCTGATAATCGCAGGTGCCATCTGGACGCATCGCATCCTTTTCTCCAGATACTGCCTCTGGAATAACCTCCTGCACCTCATGAGCAATAAAGCCAATATCTGGGCGATTGCTTTCAATCCAAGTAAATGATCTTGGACGCAACGCCTTTAGTTTTTCAGTTGCACCAGACAAAGATGACACATCTGTTTTTAGTCTGTAGTCTGACGTATCAACAAAAGCGAGTGCCTTTGCGTTGATAAAGGCACTGTCAGCAGCGTTCCTAAACTCAAACTCGTAACTTGGCCCGTAGAATTTTAAAATTCCAGCCGCTGAGTTAGCGGGAGCATTAAAGCCGATTGCGGGTTGGGATGTGACAGCAGTAGTATCTTCAACAAGAAGTTGCCTATTATCATAGTTGCCTCCCTGCGCACTTTTAATTGCAAGTATTGCCGCTTCCGGGGTGCCACCAACTCCGACCTTGCCAAAGTTGTTGATGCGCATGCGCTCAGTTGCGTTGGTGTAAAACTCAATCTGCCCATCGGCGCTTGAGAACATACCGCTGTCATTGTCGCCACTGTTGCCCTCAAAAGCGTATCCATTATTGTTCACACCCCCCGCACCCGGAGCGCCACCTCTGGCACGGATGCCGCCATTGACTTGAAGACTTACGCCGGGGCTTGTGGTGCCGATGCCCACGTTCCCTGCGCTGGTGATGCGCATGCGTTCACCGCCGCCGTTGTGGAAGGTCATATTGCTTGACCCGTCGGCAAGGAAGGAGAGGGTGTTACTGCTGTAAAGCATTGCAGAACTAGCACCCACACCTCTATAGGAATATGCGGAGCCTGTTCTTGTTAGAACAGTGGTATTTGCACCTTCAACAATTTTAACCCCATCATCTGATGTTGAACCGGGCGAAACGCTCAACATAAGCCTTCTGTCGGGACTGCTCGTCCCAATCCCCACGTTCCCGCTGTTGTCGATGCGGAGGCGCTCACTTCCCCCAGTTGTTACCGAGAAATAGTCGCTACCAACAATCGCAGGTCTATTGGCTCTGTAAACAACCTCATTGTTTGGGCTTATCGCAATATTTAGCAGTCGGGCATCTGAAGCACCAAAAGTCAACCCGCTTACGGCGCTGTTTAGGTCAATAGAAAAGGGAACTTGGCTATCAAGGCTTGCAGGCGACCCAGCTGACGATGAAAAAAATTGTGCCACTAAGGATGTAGCACTATTAACCGTCAATCTCGTTGACGGACTGCTGGTGCCAATGCCCACGTTCCCGCTGCTGTCAACCCGGACACGCTCTGCCCCAGCAGTTTCCACCGTCACAGTGTCAGCGGCAGGGAAGCGAATGGCGGTGTTCGTGTCGCCCGTGTGGACGATCTTGTCGGCAATATCCACATCGCCCGTTGCGGTGATGGTCGTCCCGCTGATCGCCGCAGGGGTGCTGCCGCCGATCACAGTGCCGTCGATGGTGCCGCCGTCAATATCGACCTTGGAAATGTCCACCTCGCCCGTGCCGTTGGGCGTCAGAGCGATGTTGCCATTCGTGTCGGTCGAAGTGATGGCATTGCCGTTGATGTTGATGTTGTCAATCTGGGCCTCGGTCACAGCCGAGTTGGTGCCGAGAGTGACGCCATCAATCGTGCCGGAGTTAATATCAATCCCCGTGATTGCGCTGTCGCCGCCCAGAAGGCTGTCAATCGTGTCGAGGTTTGTGTTCAGCTTGGTGCCCCAAGTGTCCTCAGAGGCCCCGACTTCGGGTTTCGTCAAGCTGTAGTTCGTTGTTGTCGTATCGGCCATTTCGCACCTACGCTGCTATATTCCAAGTTTCCGCCGCATTAGATGCTGGCGTCCAATTATCAGTTCCATTCGGCTGCGCTGTCCAAGTCTCAGCCGTATCAGATTGAGCGGCCCACGCTTCTGCGGTGTCTGCCTGCCCAACCCATATTTCTGCCGTGTCCGCGTCGGTTTCCCATTTTTTGCGGACAGATGCCGTGACTATACACGAAAACACTGGTGCCGCGCTAGTAAACTGCACCCGATTACAGGCCGCAGAGACCAGCGCAGAGACATTGACCGCAGCCGCCGTGTTGAGAATGGCGACCGCATTTGCCGTGACAGACGCAGCAGCCGATACCGAAATATCGGCAGGCCGCACGCGCACGCACGCAGAAGTCACAGAAACAGCCGCAGAGACCGCAGAAGCGCCCGGCTGCACCCTGTTGCACGCCGCAGTGACAGATGCCGCTCCAGAGGCCGTTGCAGCGCCCTCACGCACCCTTGTGGCGGCTACAGTGACCGATGCCGATGCAGAGACAGCCGAAGCGCTCTCACGCACGCGCTGGGCGGCGACGGTGACGCTCGCGGCTACAGTGACCGATGCCGATGCAGAGACAGCCGAAGCGCTCTCACGCACGCGCTGGGCGGCGACGGTGACGCTCGCGGCTACAGTTACGGTCGCGGATACGTCTTTGACCCTGACAACCGAAGCCGTGACGCTTGCAGCAGCAGAAGCTGTGGCCGAGGCGTCCTTGATGGAGCCGTCAAGACCATACAGCTTGATGCCGTAGCTGCCAGAGCCATAGCCGGGCGCGTAGGTCGTCACAGCGCCCTCCTATCAGTCAAGCGTGATGTCCAAGTCGCCCGATGGGATACGCAGAACGTCGCCGGTCTCAATCGTCTTGCTGGCCGTCAGTGCCGCATAGGCGATCTGGTTGCCAGATGTCAGAGCGTCATACACCGCGATATGCGTGATGGTGCCCCAGTTGCCCGTGGCAACGTCAAACTCAATTGCAGCGTTGTTCGTCGCCGTGTCGCCAGAGACAGTGAAGGTCACGGCCTTGCGAGCGTATGCGTTGCCCGATACCTCGGTGCCGCCCTGCGCTTCGCCCGGATCGTCCGTAAACAAGCCGATATACCACGCTGTCGGGCGCGTCGGGCTTCCAGTCGTGAACGTCCATTGCAGAACGCGGGTCTCAAATTCGTTGGAAAAACTCATTTTAGTAACTCCTTACCTTCATGCGAAGGCCGCTGCCGCTGTGGCGTGCGGCGTCAGATGCGAGATTAGCAGAATCGACCCCAGATTGATAGAGAGCGGCCCAAACCTGCGCGCGGGCGTCGTCACTGAGATACGGGGCGCTGTGAACGAGCGAGCCGTAGAGATACACATCCGGGTGATACGTCAGCAGCCAATTGGTCGGCGCAACGTCCGTCAGGGCAGGGATGCGCCCGAAATAGACCAGTTCAGCGTTGTAGGTTCCATCCGGCGTCGGGAAAAACTCAAATTGGCTTCCCGTGATGGCATAGAAGCGCGGACGCCCTGCAATGTTGGCCGTGTCCTCGCGGCGGTCCACAATCTCGGCCTGCGCCAGCAATTCCAGTTCGCTCGGCGTCTGGTCCGTGATTTGGAAGCGGATCGTCTCCATCCAGTCGGCAGGGAACGCGCTATACTGCCCGTCGATCTCGGCTGTGGAGCGCACCTGCATACGCCAGTGGCGCACCCGGCGATTGATGTCAGCCTCGGCCAGTGACACGAATGTCGGAATGACGCTCGTCAGGTCATCGCGGTTGAGAAAGTCAGCGATGGCTGTCTTGAGTTGCGTGTAGTTGGTGATTGCCATTTAAGCGGCTCCATAAATCAATAGGGCAGCCGTGGCGGGGTCATTGCGAGCGGCAAGCCTGTGATCGGGTCAATCGGTAGCGATTGCAGCATTGGGGGCGTCATAGCCATCGGCAGGCCAGTGAGCGTGTCAATCGGCAGAGATTGCAGCATTTCCAACGTAATGCGCGGATCATTCGGCATTGCAGCCTGCGGCAAGTATCCGACAAGCGGGACGCGGCGCGCGTCAGGCTGGGGAAGCGATGCCCCTGCATCCATAGCTGGCGCGGTCATTCCGCCGGGCGGCATTGACAGCATCATCTGTTCTGGCGTCAGGCCATACTGCGTCATGTAGCGCTCAGTGGCCGATGGCATCGTAAGCATAGGCGGCAGTGCCTGCGGGCCAGCGGGCGACAGATAGCCGGGCTGCGCAGACAGTGGCACACCAGCGGGCGCGGGCTGATATGTCGGGGCGGGGATAGCGCTGCTTGATGGCGCGCGCGCAGCAGGCCGCATTACTGGCTGCGTCCGCCCCATTTCCTCTTGCCGCTCACGAAAGCCGCGCGGGCGGATGCCGAGAGCGTTGAGAATGTCCGACAGCAAGCCGCCCTCAAACTCATTGCCAGAGCGACCAGCGCCGCCGCCGTCAATCAAATCGAGCAAGCCAGTGAAACGCTTACGCTCTCGGCGGTCCATTATTTTTGTCCCTTCATTGATCCGCCCATACACTTGCCAGCGGCGCGGCAAGCGCTAGGGTTCGGGCAACCAGCACAAGGCGTGAAGTCGTTCTTGCCCATTGCGCGCGAGCGAGACATTGCGCCCGCTCCCATCGCACGGCTGCGCGACTTGGTGCCGGGGTTCATTGCGCGGCCATTGCCCTTGTCCATCATCTTCATTTCTTTTTCCTCTTTGCGCGGCGCGCAGTTTCAAGCGCGATTGCAACAGCCTGCTTTTGCGGCTTGCCCGACTTCATTTCGGTGCGAATATTCTGCGAAATGGTCTTCTTGCTGTAGCCCTTCTTGAGCGGCATCAGACAATCCCCTTGAGGTTTCGGCGCAGTGGCTCATTCCAGTCGCCTTCTGCCTTCATACCATTTTTGAAGATAGCCATCAATCCAAACGCATCAGCGCCGTGGCTGGACCAATCATGTTCCGGGCCGAGGCCAATCCCACGGGTTTCGTCGCGCTTTTCGTGATACCAGCCCAGAGCATCGCGCCCGCCCTTTGTCGTCGCTTCATTGAACAGGATCGACGGGAACAGACGCCGCACTGCGTCAATTCTCTGCATTGCAGCGCCAGCACCTTGGTTAGGCACGATGTCCACCATAAAACCAGCCTCACGCAGAAACGATTGCGGCGTGACCTGATAGACCGCATCATGCTTGCGTCCGTCATGCGGCAGCACGCAAATCACATCTTCATAGTCGTTGGCGCGCAGCCAGTTCACATGCGCCTCGAAAGGCTGGCCCACGGCTTCGTAATAATCCAGCACGCGCACCTCTGCCCCGACAAACTGAGCAATCCAGATGGCCGTTGCATCGGATCGTGTCGATGTGCCGCCAATGTCCCAGAAAGCATAGGTCTTC